ACTTCCGATATACATGCCTGGAGTGTGACGAACTGCTTGCATACTTTCTAAAGTTTCAACTTGTTCTACGCCATAATCCTTATTAATACTCATATTTCCTCCTTTTATTATTCTTATTATTTTATAAATATATAATAACATTTTTTTTATTATTTGTCAATAATATTTTTTATTATTAAATAATTAAATATATATTTTTACTCATATATTAATATTATAACATTATTTTTTCATTTTGTCAAGTAAAATAAAAAAAGGGAACTAATCTTTTTGATTAGTTCCCTAAATATTATTTATTTAATTTAACTTCTGATTCAATTCTTTGTGTTATATAAAGATTTAAATCGCCAACAGCTTCAGATAAATATTCTTCTGCTTCTTCAGTTAATAAATTAATAACTGCATTATAAGTCATAGTAAAAGCAACTTTCTATGCTTCTATATCAAATTGTCCCTATTTTTTCAAACTTTCAACATAAGTTTGAGTAGTAGCAATTACACAATCGGTAATAGTACTATTTAACATATTAATATATTTCTTCTCTTTATCGCTTTTAGCATTTTCTTTTAAAGCATTACTTTTATTATTAATAAAAGCAATTAAATAACCACTTAAAGCAATTAATAAAGGAAAAATACATAATTCAAAAATATCTTTAATTAAAACCAAAAGTTCTGGACTCATTTTATTTCACTCCTTTTTAGATTTTACATTCATCTAAATCAATTATTTCATCATTACCAGATAAATCTTCATCCAATTCAAAATCAAAATCATAATCAAGGGCAGAAGCATCTTGATATTGTGAATAAGTTTTCTAAGCATCTAAAAGTACAGATTCAAATTTAATACCATCTCTTGTATTTTCAGCCATGGCTTTTCTATAATAAAAAGCTTGACTTATACCATATGCGGTCCAAGGGAAAGCTACCATTGCGGCAAGCCAAGGTAAAGAACCGGTATAGCCCATATATATACAATAGAACGCTAAAATTAAAAAAGTTAAACTCATTATCCAAATGAGAATAGATTCCTATATAAGCAAAGATTTAGAAAATTCAGTTTTTTTCATATTTTCCACCTATTTTATTTAACAAATTTTTCAATCGCTCTATGAAGAACTACTACAAACTCTTCACGAGTTAAGAATTTTTTATACATCATATTGCCGTTTTGGTCTCCCCCAATAAGGCCACTTTCTTCGGCCCATTTACGGTCGGCGGCAGACCAATCGCTACCTGGCTTTTTAAGCTGTTCGGCAATCCAATTATCCATCATTTTATTAAATTGTTCTTGCGTCATTTCCTCTTCCTCCTCATTAATCTCTACTTTTGAAATATTAGTAGAAGATTTTAATAATTTTTCAATATCATTTCTAACATCATTCATGGTTTTTCCATATTTACTAAACCAATGCAATACATCACCATGATTAGAGCCAAGACCTAATTTAGCACTTTCGGCATGGCATAATATAGTAGGAACTTTAATTCCATTATAATTTACTGTGCCTTTTGGATTTATATTATATAATTGGCATAAATAAGCACATACTTCACAGGCTTCTTTATAAACTTTGTTAAAATATTTTTCATCAGCCAAATTATCTTCGCAGATTTCAAATTGTATCCATCCGTTATTACAGCTGCCTTTTTTGCCGCTTCCGCACCCCCAAGGGCGATAGTCCCAAGGCATTGTCTATATTGCTTCAACGGTATTTTTTGCCGTTTTGCCTATCCAAAAATTAAGTCCTGATTGATATGATTTATGATTATAATCGTTTTTATTAGTATTTGTTCCTAATAATTTTATCATCTAATTATAATTACTATCTGTTGGAAGTGGCTAAATATATCTTTTTAAATTAGGATTATTAGCTCCTGTACTATGCCACAAAATGCCGAGGGGTTTCATTTTTCTTGTTTGTTTATAACAAGTGCTATTGGTCTAAATACAAGTTAATGGTTTATTTTTAGAATTATATTTCAATTTTTTCCCTCCCAATAAAAAAAGACCGGATTATTTCCGATCTTTTTCTCTGTTATATCTAATGTGTTTATAAAATTTGTCTTTTTCTTTCAAATATGTTATCAAGTTTTGCTCTTCCGTAGCTATCATGTCTTTAAATGTATTTAAGTCAGACTCAATCAAGTGAATCTGTCTTCGCAACATTCTATTTTCATATGATTTTGGATTGAAATATTTACTACGATTCATAGAATAATAAGTCTGATTAAGAGCAGATAATTGAAGTTTTAAATCTCTTTTCTTTTCTTTTAAAGCTTTAATTCTAGCGCGCCTAAAAGCAATTTCGCAGCCTGTTTTTTCATTTTTCATATCAAAATCATCTTCATGGCATTCAGCCATGCCAACCCAAGTTCTTTCTCCATCGGTTAATTCGCAATATGCTATACCCAAGGTTTCATCCCATTCAAAATAAGGTTCTTTTGCCGTCATATATTTTCACTCCTAATATTTATATATAATTATTATATCATATTTTTATATTTTTGTCAAGGATATTAGGATTTTGATAAAAAAATTGCTATGGGCGAAAAAGTTTCAAATTACACTCGCTAGCTATGACTCTCTAAATATATAAAAATAAGAAATATTTATATAATTAAAATAGACCAATAAAAAAAGAAGTAAAGATTATACTTTACTTCTAATTAAATTAACAATATCGTCTAAATCCATAGGATAACAATCATTTGTTTCTGGACTTACATCAAAGCAATGCGGCCATTCTTCGTGAAAATGGTTAGTATCATGTGTATGTCCATGAATATTATAGTTTGGCTTATCATCATAATTCGCTACAATAGTAGGATAATGAGTTAGCCAAAATGTTTTCTTTTTATAATTTAATCTAAAACCATAATCTACGGCTTCAAATAATTCGCTTTCTTTGTAAGCTTTAATGCGCGCATCTGTATCATGGTTCCCTAACGCTAGATATTTACGACCTTTTAATCTAGCCACCAATTCACAGATTTCGTGCCCCGTAGCATTAAGTCCCAAATCACCTAAAATATAAACAATATCTCCTTCATCAACTACTTCATTATATCTTCTAATAAGTTCTTGGTTCATTTCTTCAACCGATAAAAATCCTCTTGGTTCATAAAGAAAATCTCTATCATGATAAAAATGAAAATCAGAACAAACAAAAATCTTATTCATTATATCACTCTTTCACTTCAATAATATTTATTTCTTTAAAATGGTATCTATGAAACTCTTCTTCAGTTGGAGGTTCAAATTGGCTATCCATTCGCATAATAGCGCTTTTCGGCACTAATTCAAAACCTTCTCTTAATTCATTTCGTTCTAAACTTTTTGTTAATGGCGTATTAAGCCAAATAACATTTAAGGTAGAATCTTCTGGAATGGATAAGGCATTTAATACTTTCATTCGACTTCGCTCATTAATATGGGTGGCGTCAATATAAATATTTTCAACATTTGGCTCGTCTAAGCCTTTTTGAATAGCATCAATAAATAATGAAAATACTTCTTTTTCTTTTGAAAAATAACTTTCATCGCCAATTAGATTTTTTCTAATAGCGTCTCTAGAAACGATCCAACTAGAATATCTTACATTATTTTTAATCCAAGTACTTTTACCCGATCCAGCTATCCCGGACATGAGCCAGACTTTCTTTCGCTTCTTCTGTGTAGACTCCATCCTTATAATCCTCCTTAAACTTTGCTACTTCAATTTCATTTTTACATTCTACATGATTACAATATTCTCTACAATGAATACAATATAATTTTTTTCTATGAAATTTTTCATGCTTTTTTCCATGTCGTCTTGGAAGTGGAATAGACTCTTCACCACAGTTCATACAAAAAAATCTGTGAATATCATAATTATTACTTGCCATATTTATCAACCCTTTCTTATTTATAATATTATTATAACATATTTTTTATAAAAAATCAAATAAAATCTTTGCGCCACTTTTTTACTAATTTTTTATGGGTTAAAAAGGCTTTAAAAATATTTTTTGAATGATGGTTTTCTAATACTTTGTTCCATTGAATGTCGTAATATGGATAATTGGCTTTTGCGCGATCTAATACTTGATATACTCTACTTTCATATTTTCCATTGATTTTTTCAGTTTTAATATAAAATCTAATAATATTTATATCATATGGGTCATGAATATAATCTCTTAAACTCATTTTTATTCCTCCAATCCAATAGAACAATCCTCAAAAGTATCAAGATTTAAAATACCTAATTTATTAGAAATAAAAGCTCCTAAGTCAATATCAATTTTATGTCCCTTACAATAAGTAATGGGTTCTACTACATTTTTAAACTCAAAAAGATTTTGTACGGGAGTATGTCCGTGAATAATAAAAATATTTTCTTCATCGGAAATCCACTCATCATATAAATGCTCTCTATCCCAAAACCAATCGTTTTCATCAAAGATAGGTCTGCCGGGCGTCATACCCGCATGGGATAAAATAATAGTTTTTCCATTTTTATACCAATAAACATACTTCGGCAATTTTTTTAATTTTTCTAAATATTTTTTTTGATTTTCTTGTGTGTCTAATTCGTAAGCTTCGAAGGTATTTTTCCCGCCATTCCAATAGAGTAAAGATAAATCATCATAATTTCCTTCTATGGCTCTAATTAACATATCTTCATGATTACCCATTAAATAAAATATTCGTTCATCATCTAATAAGGTTTTAATCATTTCCCAACCATCTGGCCCTCTATCTGCCGCGTCGCCTAAAAAATAAATAGTATCTTTTGGACCAAATACTTCTTTATTCGCTTTTAACCATAAATCTTTTCTACCATGAAGGTCACTGAACACGTAAATTGCCATTTTCTTTCTCCTCCATTCTTTTTTGATAACATCTAACACACTTAATACCATAAGTAATTTTTAATTCACCGCTTCTAGAACAATAATATTCATATTTTGGGTGCCCAAAAATATCATCATCAATTAATTTATAACTAAAATATTCGCAATCTTCAAAATCCATAAATTATTTCTCCTTATTTATTATACCAAAATATAAATAAATAATCTTTGCGATTTTCTTCTAACCATTTAACATTACAATTAATCATATCATTATAAAACTCTCTATCAATTTCTCCAAGCCAATCACCAAAAAATCCAATTCCGTCATAATTAGTAAAAAATCCATGTCTTACTTCTTCGATAAAATCATCAATTAAAAAAACGTCACCATATCCCTGTGCTTCTTGTAATTCTTTTGCCCTTTCTAATAATCTTTCTTTATTCATTAATCACTATCTCCCATAATTCTTAATAAATCTAAAAATAAATTAATAATATCTAAATAAATATTTAAAGCACTATCAATTGCCGCATCTAGGGTTTTAGGGCCGGACTGAGCGAGCATCCAGTCATAACCGATATAACAGGAAAAGATACCTGCCGAAATGGCTGAAATCCACATTGGAAATATTCCTAAAAATAAGCATACAACTTCGGCAATAATTAAACCAATCAAAGCGATAAATAAAATGGTTCCCATGCCTTCAAACCATTCAGGCTTAAGCGTAGCCGCAATCATCATTACCAACATGATTAAACCAGTCATCATGAAAGCTTCAAATACTACTTGTGGAGAATATACTTGTACTACTGCGGCAATACTTAATCCAAAAGGAATAACTAACATATTATATCCTAAAAAGCTAATTTTAGGGTCATCATTTTTCAGCGCCACAAACACACCCGCGATGCCGCACACAAGGCAGAGTGCCAAAACGGCAAGTAATTGTTCTGCGGTAAAAATATGATTTTGTAAAGCGAATGAAATGGCTACATTTACTAAAACGCCATATAAAATAAATCCACCTAATGCTAAATTAAAATTACTATTTGATAATTCTTTATTCATTATTTTTTACCTTCACTTTCTGCCCGCAATAAGGGCAATATGGTCTTCCTAGATTAAATAAATGAGTTATTGCCCCGCATCCAGGACAAATATAAGGGGGAAATGACCTGTTTGGTTTACTACGATCTGGAAATGCTTCTAATTCATAAGGGTATGGATATAATTCTCTATACATCTTTAATTCTTCTAATGCTTTTTTCATAGCGGAAAAAATCTTTCTATCTATATCAAAAATACTTCTTTCTTTCGCATATAAAATTAAATCATCAATTTCTTTTCTTTCCATTACATTCACTCACTCTTTTTTTGATTTCTTTAATCGCTCTATAAATTCCGTGCCATTCATCAGGGTTATCACTTAATTCTTCATCGTGCCGTTCCACCCATTTAACGGCTTCACGATACGCCTTTAATTCTTCTAACCAATGCGCCAACTGAACGTGTTCTTTAGAACAATCGCATAACGGCATCTGCCCTGCCTTTTCATAACAATGTAAAATGGCTTCATCTAATGTTTTCATTTGGAACCATCCTTCCATGAACCGCAATATTCATTTTTTCCAAAATAAGCTTTCTTTTCTTTACAATATCCTCTAATATTATTATATCTTTCAAAATTATCACATGTTCCGCATTTAGTTGATATTTTATCTACTTCTACCGTTGGCAGACTATAAATTAGTTTTTCTACTTTTTCCGCACAATCATTATTAATTCTTAAATCCTGTAATCCACATATTAAATCTTCACGAGATATAAACATATTTATGCTCCTTATAAATATTTAAAAATACCTAATGTAATAAAAATCCAAAAAACTACCGTTAGCCAAAAAATACATAAACTTTTTTCTTCTCCAAGCTGATTAAAATCAATAATAAGCTCTAATAAAATTACTATAAAACGGGCAGTCGCTAAAGCCATAATACAACACATTAAAAATCCTAATAAATCAAGCATTTTTATCACCGTCTTTCAATAAATATAAATAATGACTATATCCTTCGCTTTTTATTTTTTCTCTCATTAAGGTATTAAAAGTCATTAAACTCATATCAGAAAATAATTCATTTTTCAATAATTTAAAATCAAAAGGTATTGCTTCACCATTTTCATCAAAAATATATCCCTTATACTTCATAGTTAGCCTTCCTTTTTACTAAAAATAAATCTTCATAATTATTATCAAAATCTCTTTCTACTACGAATCCTGTAGCATTTAAATATCCGTCATCATAAAATAAAATATCTTCTTTAATCTCAACATTTTTATCAAAATCTTCTACATCGCCAAGATAATTTAAAATAATGGAATATAAAAAAACTTCAGTGTCTTCTTTCGTATCAAACTCCAAGGCTTTTTCGTCCCAACATAACGGCTCTCCTGTTCTTTTGTGGTAAATGTGCCATTTCTTTTCTTTAATCATAAAATCAATCCTTTCTTTACCTTATATTAATATTATAACATATTTTTTATAAAATGTCAAAAAGCCCTATTTTCATAGGGCTTGATTTTTATATTCTTCTCTTAATTTCATTAATAATTTGCCTAATTTATTTTTACCTACACCATTACAGACACCCCAATAGGTATCATTCCACCAATTACCTTCAATTAATTCTTCTTCGCCTGTAGCTAGAAGTTTTTTTTGTAAAATAGGATTATTAAACTTTTGCCGTAATCCAAGATACATTATTGGTTCTTTTATTTCTTCCCAGTCAGAGCGTAAGGTACATGTTCTACCTAATTTCTTCGCTTCACCGGGCGTCGCGGCAGACAAAATCTTCTTCTGTTGGTCTAAATAAATCGTTTTACTTGCTTGAAAATAATGCTCCATAGTTGGCGCCATCATACTTTCTCCATTAGCCAAACCAAAAAGAATTGGTGAATTATAATAATTAGATAAGAAAAAATAATCTCCTCTAAAATTATCAATCATTAATATCGTTCACTCCTTACTGGGGTTTTTGCTGGTAATCTAATACTACTTGTTTTATGTCTACTATTTTCATGTTTCATGGTAAATAATTTATATTTTTCATAACTTTCAACTTTACCATCAATAATCCAGTTATCTAATTCTTCATAAGTAAAACCAAGATTTTCTTCATCAGTTAAACCGCACATTCCATCAGCCGGTGTTTTATGAACTAACTCATATGGTAATCCTAAATAATCACCAATTTCAATTACTTCTCTTACACAGTAATTTTGAAGAATGGAAAAATCTCCTGCCAAATCACCGTATTTTGTAGAATAACCGATATAATCTTCTGAATAATTACAAGTATTAGCTACACGCCCACCAATAATTGCCGCGACGGCATATAGTACACTCATTCTAATACGAGAAGGGGTGTTAGTCAATACTTGATTAGTAGGAATTAAATCTACCACTTTAAGATCATTATATAACGAATCACAAATATCTTCAATATTAACTACATAATATTTAATACCTAAAATATCACATACCCTATAAGAATCTTCAATATCTTTTTGTTCCCCTTGCGGCATTAGTACGCCGACCACATTATCTGGCCCCAAAGCGCGCACAAGCAGGGCGGCGGCAACAGTAGAGTCTTTGCCGCCCGAAATGCCAATTATAGCTTTGCTATTAGGGCCGTTTTCAACAAAATATTTTCTAATCCATCCAACAAGGGATTCAACTTCATATTCAATATCAATTTTTTTCATAATCATAGCTCCCAAATTTCCACTTCATAATCTTTAAGCACTTCGGCAATCATAGCATAAATAATGCTCCAATTTGCCCCGCCTCTAACGCATCCAATTTTGTAAGGAAAACCGATTACTTTATCTTTTGGAACTTGTTGTTTAATTAAATTAAGACAATTCCAAAAGGCATCATAAGAAGTATAGCGCTTGCCGTCATATCCATAATATTCTTGGCTAAACATATTAATTACATATTGTGGAAAAGTATTAACTTTTACAATTTGAATATCACCTAATAAATTATCTGTAAAAGCGCATTTTCTATGATATAAATCAAAAACAGTTGGCCATTTTTCTCTAATACTCTTGGCAATACCCGATCTCATTGCTCCCTGACAATTTACCTGATGGCAAATATAATCGCAGACAGAATCTTCTAATAAATTACCTCTCATATAAGTAATAGCCATTAAAATCCCTCCGGATACATATTTGCTCTAACTTCATTTAATGTATATTTTTCATAGAAAAGTCCATTTTTCCATACTGTTTTTAATAAATTAGGTCTTATGGTTTTACGAACCTCCCAAGTTAATTCATCAATATAACGGTCTGTATCAAGAACGGCACAGCAACCTTTTTGAGATTTTTTCCAACTAGCGCCTTTTGGCTGTTTATAAATCATAATAGGATTTCCGTCTTTATCTTCCGCATAAGTGGCTTTAACGGCGATACCAAAAGTATCACGAGTATATGGCTTAAATTGACCGTTTTCTTCCAAGCACATAAAGCTAAAAGAACCTACGCCAAGAGCAACATTATTAATGGCGAAACCTTGTTTAGTTAAGCGAGAGTAAATTGCTTCACATCGCTGTGGAGTAATGCTATCGCCATAAATGGCTTTAATCTGTGGGGTTAAAACTTTATAGCCTTTACTATTATAAAAACCACCAAAAATCTGCCAAAGCGCCCATACAGTACCCATAATTTCTGCTGTTGGTTCGATTTTTTTCAATGTAATTTTATAATCTTCAACATACCAATATTTACTATCAGTCCAAGCACCGCGTTCATTAGTCCATTCACATTCAATATTCAGTTCATAGTAAGAATCACATTCTTCACAATAAGCATATGAAGTAATATCTTCTTCTAATTCGCCATATAAATCATATACCCAACTTCTTCTATGCCATGATTCTTGATTATAAACTAAATCTTCAATTTCTTCTTTTGTGATTAAAACAAACTCTTTTCCGGCAATTACTTCAACTGGATCGCCACTATCACCACGAATAGATAAGCATCCATTATGATTTAATACTTCTTCTTTACACTGTGGTAAGATATTAGTTACCAAGTTCCAATAGTCATAAGAATCACTAACCATAGAAAAATTATGATTTGGATAAATCTCGGTTAATAATCTTTTAATATGTGTAATTTCATCACCATCTATGGCGAAGTTAGAACACATTACACTATGCTCGGTAGAAATTGCACCGCATCCTAAATCTTTTGCCAAAGGGGAATTATAATATCTGCCCGCTTCGATAATGGCTGGAACCGTAGCGGTATTTACAAAACTACATAACCAGCCAATAGAAGATTTAATTGCGCTTTCGGCAGACTGCTGACCGCGCATAGAAAAATCTCCTAAAAGATTTTTAGACTGGATATTATCATCACAACTTAATTCTCTATATTTATCTACAATCTGACGGTATCTATAACCTACTTCAGCAGATACTTGAGTATGCCACATAGAGCAGGATAATAAAGTTTCAATAGTATTTACTAACCACACAAAATCTGGATGTGTATTAGTAATTTCAATTTGCGGCACCCCGATTGCCGTTCGGGTACCCTCTGGCACGGCGGAAAACATTAATGGGATATAACCCAAATCATGTAAGGCAGCGATGCGTTCAGTGCCACCATATGCCCCTTCGCCAAGGGTAGTGCTCATTACCAAATCATATTCGGCAACTACTTCTTCTTTTGGACGATTAAAAAACTGTGTATCGAAGGCTTCTTTTAGATTTGTAAGAAAAATCTGTAACCCTACCATAGCGACTTTATTTACATCGTCTAATCTGCTCATGCGTGGGGTATAATAACTTACCATTTTGGTTAAGTCTTTTGGATATTGGGAATGATGACAGGCTTTATAGAAGTCAATCATCAGAAGTGGGTTAGTATTATACATATTACTCCTCCTCGGTATGATTTAAAAAATTAATAATTTTATTTTGTTTTTTGGCATATTCTATTTCTCTTTTTGTAGATTCACCAATATAATTATTTACAGTAATAATATAAATCTCGTCAGCCATATCAATTTTTCTTAAATGCATATCATCTAACATCTCTTTGACTCCAGGCTCCCATACTTCATTATCTCCTGAATGACCGAATAATCCTACTGAAATAACTATATTTCCTTTTAAGGTTAAATCCTTTTGTGCTTCAAGAAACTTATCTTTAAACTTTGTACTTCCACATAAGGTTATTATATTATATTTTTTCATAATATTTTCCTTTATTAAAATTATTTTATTTTATAATAATATTATAACATTTTTTTTTAAAAATGTCAAAAAAGCCCTTATCATTAGATAAGGGCTTAATTTTAATCAAAATAAATTAATTTTTCAATATAATCTCTATCTTCTTTAATAATAGGCATATTATGATCAATAGACCATTTATTAATATTAATCTTTTCAATTTCCCCAGTGGTTTCATTTACTTTTGGATATTCTACATTGATGCGACGGCAAGCGCTACCTCTTTGTAAATAAATTGGAAAATCATTTTCATAAAAAATATCTTTTTCGGCAAGCATTTCTTTAATATTTTCGCAAGATTTTCCCTGTAATTCTTTATGAGAAAAATTAGCTTGACCTACCATTTGAATACTATTCCGCATAGCATCTAATTGACGCCAATAAATTAAATTAGCTACTTCTTCTTTTGGAATATTTTAAATACCCGACAATCAAATGTAGCACCTTTATATGCGGCATTAGTTAATGTTTCAACATATTTTTCATTATCTAAATTGTTGTTCCAACACTCTGGGAAAAAATTAGTATTATAAGTCTTTTTATAGACATTAACTCTTGTTTCAAACCATTGATTAAAATACGCAGTAGCCATAGAGGCAATTACGCTACACATTTTTTGAACCTCATAATTAAAAAATGCCTCTGATTCTAATGTTTGATAATCAACTAAAATAAGAGTAATTTCATCAGACTGGGTGTATCCAAAGATACACCCTTGAATATTTTCGCATAAATAGCGCATAGTACCCTGCATAGTTTCAACTAATAATAAATCAAACGGTTTATTAAATCCACGAGTAAAAGTGTGAAAAGCACGCCCGTCTAATCTTACTGCTACCGGGGTTCTTCGCATTAATCTAGTTTTAGAAATATTTTCATAATTATTTTTCATTCTATCGCCGATAGTATCTTGAAAAGCCATTAGAAATCCTCGCAATCTTTTCTATATAATCTTAAATCCCAATAATATCCACTATAATTCATAATTAAATCAAAATCATATTCATTATTATTAGTAAAATAATACCATGTATCTTGTTCCCAACCGTTATCTTCACTGCCATCATCTTCCCAGCCCAACTCTAGCAAAATATCTCTTACTTCACTAGGATTAGTTTCTGGAAAAATCTCTCTAATATTAAAAATAAAATCTTGATCTTCTGCCATTTTTTCGATGGCTTTTACGATTGATTTTCTATAAACACTCATTTTAACATGCTCCCTAAAACTTTATTGGCGATTTTCATATCCACCTTACCTTTTAGCTCTTTCATAATTAAGCTGCGGTTAGCTGGAACTAAATCAAAACCTAATCCGCTGATATAGTCCTCAATTTCTTTTTCGTCAGTTAATAATTTAGGAGCGTATTCTTTAACAATCTCCATATTCGCTTTGTATTCATCCAAAAGGTCGGTTCGGCTGGAAGGGCAAGTATCAATCATTTCCTGTACCATTTTTTGGTATTTAATCAAACTTTCATTAACAATCTGTTCGGTTAATTCTAATCTTCCTTTTGGAGTAATAACCGCTTTCTGGCAAGTATCAATAATTTCACTTAAAACATTTTTTCTTCTTACATCTTTATTTTTCATTGCGTTAATTTTTTCTTTTTGTAAATAACTTAAAGGCATAAATACGCTCCTTTCTTTTAGCAATACTAATCTACAATAATTACTTTATTTAATTCGTCATTTTCAATATTAAAAATACTTTCAGTAGTATAAATCTTTTCAATTAATCCTTCTGTATTATACATCGGGCCTTTAATCATAGTATTTTCGGCATGGGTAATATACAGATAAATGTTTGCCGCGCCAGCTTCTTTGAGCGCATTAGCTGAATGGTAGAAGGTTCCACCCGTGCTACAAATATCATCAACAATTAAAACATTACGATTTTTTACCAAATCCCCGTTCATAATTTCTAATCCTAAGATTTTTCCACTAGACCAATCTCTTTTTTTAATGCCAAATGCATATTCTCTATTTAATTCATCGGCATAGCGTTTCATAGCGCCTTCGTCTGGGAAAAATAATAATAAATCTTCATTTTCTAATGAGTTAATTACATAATTAATTTTTGTAATAGGAGATAAATTAGAAACATTATCTAATAACGCCATTGCCACGGAACTGTGAACATCAACAACATAAACTTTATCAAACTTTAAACTGTTAATAACTTCACAAAAATATTTTAATGTGAAGGTATCTTCGTCCTTTTTAACGCGATCCATGCGCGCATGAGGGCAATACGGCATATACAATGTCTTCTTATGGTCGGCAAACTTTTTCGCCAAACAAATAATAGTAAATAATTCTCCATCATTTTCATAGAACCATTTAATATTAATAGGAGCAATATTTTTACTTAAACTATTTAATTCATATTTTAAGCTTAATGTTCCATCTGGAAAATGATTTTGTTCGATCTCAATACCATTAACTAAAATCATAAATATTCTCCTTATTTAATAGTAATTTGACATAATTTCATTGCTTCAAGTGCCGTTTTATGGCTTTCAGGCGACACGCAAGCGCAGCAAGAACTATCTACTACGATTTCTGTATTTGGGAAGGTCGCACGTGCGAGGATAGCGTTGGAAAGAACACAGATCCCGGTGCATAAGCCCACAAACTCTAGTTCAATTTCTCCATAATGTTTTTCAATTAATTTTAATTCTCTCATAAGGTCAGTAGAGCCAAAAGTAGGTTTATTTATTGTCCATAAGGTTCCTAGAAAATATTTTGTAAGGTTTTCGGCAATTTCCCAACCATGAGTTCCTTCGATACAATGTGGCACTGGTAAGTTTTTACCTTCAAGAGTATTTAAATAATCTTCAGTATGAGTATCGTGTGTAAAAATAACAATAGTATCATGATCGGCATTGACAATTTTTTCTTCTACTTTTGGAAGAATAGCCTGCGCTTCGGGCGTTCCAAGAGAACCTGTAATAAAATCATTCTGCATATCAATTACACATAAAACTTTTTTTGCCATATTATTTTCCCTCTTTTTCTTTTTCATTTTCATTATCGTATAATGTTAATAACAATGGACTAAAACAACCTAAGGTAAATCCAATAATATACCACCAGCTAGAAGGGGCTAAACTATGAAAGAAAGCCCCTCCCGCTAAAATTGAAGCCCATAATACTAAATAAATATATTTTTTCATTAGATTTCACCTGCCGAATTAGTAATTAAATATTTATTACCCATTAATAATTCTAAAGTTATATTATCTCGTTCCCAATAAGGTATGCGAACCAAAGGAATACCATTAGATAATGCGTAATTATTTTTTATATTATCTCTTCTTTTTGTATTATCAATGGTATCTCCCCAATGTTTTCGAACAGCATCAAAATGCTAAATACCATCAAATTCTATTAATCTTATTATTTCATTTTTCTCATTTAAGATAGCAAAATCAAATCTGTAACGATTTTCATCTATAATAATATTATATTCTTCTAAATATTTAATTTTATTTTCTTCTAAAATTTTTACAATATTTTCTTCTCCTAAAGATCTTTTTTGACATCCACAGCTTATAGTATGATTTTCTCTTAAACATTTGCTTGAAGTAGTAATTATATTACCACAATCACATTGACATACCCATTGCGCTCTATGTTTTTTAATACTTAATTCTTCATCATAAGCAATTACGGTTAATTTTCCATATCTATTACCTATTTCATCAATAAATTTTCCATTATTTTTTCTTGAATTTTCTATTTTAAAACATCCACAAGAAGTACTTGCGCCATTTCTTAAAGAAGAACCGCAAACAGAACGTTCAGTGCCGCAATCGCATTTACAAATCCAATATGCGGTACCTCCTTTTTTGCTTTCATCATATTTTAATACCGTCCAACGTCCAAAACGCTATCCTGTTAAATCGATTTTTTTTGCCATAATTTTGTCTCCTTATTTATTTATTTATTATATATAATAAATAAGATATTTTCTTTAAACTTCCTAGTCCAAAAAATGCCATGGTTTTTTATAGTAATTCCTGCGCTTCTTCCATATCAGGGACTTCAGCATTTTCTTTAATAATACCTTCAATTACTTTAAAATTAAAAGATTTTTCTTTTGATACATCAAAAATATTACTATTAATTTTTCTAATTACTACACCTTCTATAATATGGGTTGGGTCAATGGTAGATGAAATATCCATATATTTATTAATTCTATTTAAAAAATCTTCTTCTGTAGTATAAATAAAAGTTTCTAATTCTGGGACTACTTCTACTCCCATTTGTTCTGCTCTTAATTTTACTAATTCCCATGGATATTCAATAATATAACCTTCGGGAGAAGTATAGGTCATTCTATAAATAAAAAATCTATTTAATGGTTTTTCAATTCCGGAAGGGTCACATCCATAAGAAAAAGTTGTAATATCACCATATTTTTTAATGAAGTTTTTATCATTAGTTTTTTTATTATCGCATTGTGCCATAATAGGCGCATTAACTTCATAAAATCCTGCGATTTCTCCAAATACTTCTTCGCCAGGATGTAATTTATTTTCAAAATGTTTAGCCCATTTTAATCTAAAATCATGCGTACCATAATAACCGGCACCAGAAATATTAGTATCAATAATAGTACGTCTAGTACCAACTACATCTTTATAACCAGTTTTAATTTTACCTTTTAAATTAAAAATCCTTTGAAAAATATTTTTTTCTTCTTTTTCATATAGACAATATCCATTTCTTGAACTAGTCCCATGAATTTTTTCAGTAAGACAAATAATATCTCCTTTTTTATAATGATCTAAATTAAATCTTAACTGAGGGGTATCTACGTGTTCTTTAAAATATGGAAAAATATTTTCTTTTTTAACGGTTTTAACCCCGCCCGAACGACCGGATTTGGCTGGAACGGCCGGAATATATTTTCGGCAGATTTCATGCCCTTCTAATACGTCGATTACATCGCCCGGTTTCAGCGGTTCGGCAAGATTTAAATAATCAAAACAGGAAATCGGCAAATACATACCATCAGATTTTTCGCCTCTTAATTTAATACATTTTACATTTCTTTTGGAAGGATGTAAATAACCACCTGCTTTTTCGCCATTTTCATCTTTTCTTTCTACTAAATCATTCGCCGCACAAAACTCTTCGCTTAACTGTAAATCAGTAGGAAAATATACACCAATATCGCCCACTTTTACATCTAATGGAACGCAAGTTTCAGTCGAAAAAACCCCGAGGATTTGAAGCCTATCGGCATTATTATGCGGACGTAATTCTTTTACTTCAATAATGTAACCACAATGCTTCGTCATATTTATTCCTCCTTTTATTCTTTATAATAATATTATAACATTTTTTTTTAAAAATGTCAATCAATTCTATAGAAGGCATCTACTACTCCACGATTACCTTCAATAATAATATGTTTATCAAAATCATATTTAATTAATTTTTTAAAACCTAATACAAATGAAATACTTACACATTCAACATTACTTGGAAAAATTACTTTATTTACTTTTTTAGATGTTAAATGTGGAAGAACTTTCTCGCTATACATAGACAATCCAATTTGTTCGCCATGCAATGTTCTTACTTCTTTTTCAACTTCAATTTTAATTATATTATAATCTTCTTCTTCTTTTTTAGAATTATTATCATTTAAGCTCCAAGATAATACTTCACCCCGCTGTCGATGCTGCTCTAAATCTGCCAACGCTTCCACTTCAGAGGCAAAACGGCAAGAACAAATATGCCCTTTAGTAAGATTTACAAATGCATAACTGTCAGTGTTTTTATCATATAATATAGATACTTTTACTGTATCTTTTGGACGAACTACTGTAATTATTTTCATTACTTTTCCCCCCCGTTAAAAAATTAATTATTTTATTAATAAATGTATTACGACTTAATTCCCAAGCAAACTCTTTTTCATAATTTCTAGACATTTTATCTGATTTTTCATCAATATTAATAAACTTATTATTTTCAAGCCATTTAATTAATTCTTTTTTATTAATATATTCTTCATTATTAATAATAATACCTTCGCATTTACAGGTGTGTAAGGCCGCGATAGTTATACCATATATCATAGCCGAACGGCATTTTTCCTTAATTTCTTCATTTTCATTTGAAAAAGTAGTTGTATTAAAAAAAACATCTAATTTTTCTTCTGAACCAATTAGGTCTAAAATAATTTTTTGAAAATCTGTATCATCAATATACATATATAATACCACCTTTTTTTTATATATTAATATTATAACATATTTTTTTTAAAAAATCAAATAAATAAAAAAAAAATGGAGATTATACGATCTTGTATAATCTCCATTTTAATCGTCAGAATCGGGACTATTTAATCTTAATTTAACTAAATCTTCATCCCATTCTTTTCTTGGTGATTCAGGTTTTTCTTCTAATAATTTTTTCATTACTTTTAATGTAATTACTTCGCCGCAGTGGGGACATTTGAACTCAATATCTTTTAATTCTTCATTCATATTTTTATTCTCCTTTTTTTTATTATATTTATATTATATCATTTTTTTTAATTTTTGTCAAATATTTATTTTGGGTAATTTTGTAAAAGGTTCCTTTTTTGTATTTTATAAATAAAAAATTGAAAAAAAGAGGTGATTATAATGACATAGCCTCAAATTAAAACTGATATAGAAGCGCGTGTTAAAGACACTACTGATACCATGACTGGTGATTTATATTTTAAATAGTATGGTAGAATTGGTTCTGTTCATTCTAATGAGTAGGGATATAGTGCTTTATGCCTTGACGCAATAAATGGTAATTATTTTACTAGAATAGCTCATTTTTGTAAAGATGATGGAGATTATGGAGATTTAACTTTATAGAAATGGAAAACAGATGGGACTTATATTGGGGATCGACATATAATAGTTAATCATTATAAACATACTTTTCATTCTAATGTAAATGGTAATAATATTTTATTAGGAACGGATACGGTTAATAAAATATTATTGCGTAATGATGGAACTAATTTTTGGTTGTTAATTACTGATATAGGTAGTAATGGATATAACGATTTACGTCCTTTAAGATTAGAGCTTTCTACTGGAAAACTTTGGCTTAATGGAGGCACTCCACTTACTCATCTTAATTATAATAGTTTTTCACCCACTTTAACTGGCGGAGGAGTCTCTGGCACTTGGAATATAAATATTACTGGAAATTGTGCGGTAGCCAGTGAAGCTCGTATGCTTTAGGCAGAATCCACTTCAGCTTCACCATTGGCAGAACAGTTTCATCATTTAGAATTTTTTAGTGGTGGAATTGCGCGAGGAGATACCGCAGGAAAAGGGTATATGGGTTCTCATGCTTCTGGCGACCTATGGTCTTTTCCAAAAGAGGGTACATATTATACAGATACAGCAGTAAATGTATAGGTATTAAGAATTGTATGGTAGCGTGGAGTATGGTATAATGATTTATTTTTTTCACCAAATAGTAATAGATTTTATCATAGAAGCGTTTAGAATGGAACTGCTTAGAATTGGCGTAGGGTTTGGGAAGAAGGAGATTCAGTTACTTCAGCAGTATGGAATGACTACGCAGAATATAGAGAATCAGAAGTTATAGAATCTGGATATGTACTTGCCGAAGCAGGCGATGATATGCTCGTTTTAACCACTGAAAGATTACAACCATTCTGCGGAGTTTCTTCTGATACTTGGGGATTCTCATAGGGCGAAACTGAAAAAGCGAAAACTCCTATTGCCGTCGCAGGTAGAGTGCTCGTATATCCCGCTGAAGATAGGGATACTTACTAGCCGGGGGATTGCGTGTGTGCGGCACCAGGTGGAAAAGTATCTAAAATGACGAGATAGGAAATTATTGAATGGCCGGATAGAATTGTTGGTAAAGTATCGTGCATACCTGACTATGAAGAATGGGGCGGCGGAGAAAAAGCTGATAGAGAGCCGGTTAAAGTAAATGGAAGAATTTGGATTTAGGTTAAATAAAAAAATGGAGTTAGTATTAAACTAACTCCATTTTTTTTTATTTAATCACAATATGCTTTAATCATATTTACAAAAACTTCTGAATTATACATAGTATATATTAATTCTATAATTATTTTTTTAATAATAAATTCTTTATCATTACAAAACTCTATATCTTCTTTTATTAGGGAATTATCTAAAGGATAAAATATTTGATAAATTTCTTCGTCTGAATATTGATTTGATTTTTTATATTGATATAAGGTTAAATATTTTCTTGCTAAAAATTCAAAAGGAGAATTTTTAAATTCTTGTAAAATAGTTTTGGAATTAATTTCTTCTTTACATAAATTATAAATACCTTCAGCACAATTAATTCTATTAAAAGGAACAAACCAATTAGTTCCAAAAATATAATTTAAAAAGTTTTTTTCTTTTTCATTTAAAGAATTAATTTTATTTAAATTATTAAGATTTGTGTTATCATTATTTATTAAAATATTATATATAACCACAAATTGCTCTTTAGCTAATTCTAAACATTCTTTTTTTCTTTCGTTAGAAATTTCTTTATATAAATTACAAGAAAAAATTCTATAATTAAAATTAGGACTTATAATATGAATAGCATATAAATTATTTGCTTTAGAATTTATATAATAATATAATTTTATATTATTATTTTTACAAATGTTTTTATAAAAAAATAAAAAATCTTTATTTGTATATTCTTTATTTTCATAAAGAAAAAAATTATTATTTATTTTATTTATTTTTTTAATTTGAGCTAATTCTGGCTCAAAAAAAATATTTGAAGTAGTAGACATCATATAAAGTTTTCTTATTTGATGCTCCCAAGAAAAAGCGCGAGAAGGTTCCTAAGAAAATTGTTTAGGTTGAATATAAGAATTAATATTTTGATATAATTCTGTCAGTGCTCTTTCTATTGCTATTTGAATAGTTGGAGCAGAAGAAAAATTTATAATATAATTATAACTAATTGTATTATATAAAACGGACATACAAACTGGTACTTTATAATTATAAGATAAATCAAAAATTTTAATTTTTTTTCCTAATTTTTCAATATTATTAATTATATTTTGATTTGATGTATTCATTAAATTTATAGAAATTTCATGTAATTCTTTAGGCGGATTTTTTAAATATTGTTCTTGCACATAATGTTCAAATATTTCAGAAATTCCTTGAACTAAAGCTTCTTCCAAAGTATTTCCAGCTGCCATTCCAGAAGAACTATAAAATTTTTTCCATAATCTAGGGTCTTCATAAATAATATCTTTTTCATTAAAGCAATTTTTATAAGGTACTTCAATAATTTGATTATTGTAAAATAAATTTAAAAAGTTCTCTAAATTTTCTTCATTATCAAAAATTTTTAAAAAATTTTTATATAATAAACTATTTTTATTTTTAAAAAATAAAAAATTAGATATTTTTTCGTTTTTATCAATATAATATCCATTTTTATTATAATTTTGTTTTAAAACAAAATTCATAATAAAAGGATTATTATTAATAACTAATTTATTATTAAATCTTTCAAAAGCTTCAGCATACCCCGAAGCTAAAGCGAATTCGGCACTAGCCCCTTTACCTGCCGTTTGAACAATTGTTATACCATTTGAAATTACTCTAACATAACAGCCCCATGTACCACTCTCTTCACTTTTGGATAATTTCTCGTCTATAATAGTTAAATTTTTTTCTTTAAAAAAATTTTTTATATTTTCTATTGTTTCTAAGGGTGATAAATCTTTGCATTTATTTTCTAAAAAATTTTTCATATGAATTTCTCCATTATATATTTAATTTATAAATATATAATAACATATTTTTTTAAAAAAGTCAAGAAAAAAAGATGGTATATAACCATCCTTTTTAATCGCAATAAGCATTTATCATATTTATAAAAGATTCAGAAGAATAAGCATATTTTATCGGTTCAAGAATAATTTTGTAAAATAAAAAATCTAAATTATCACACATTTTAATTTCTTCTAAAGTTAAATTTTGATCTAATTGTGAAAAAATTTGATAAATTTCTTTATCTGTATATTTTTTTGATATTTTATAATCATATAAAACACCATATTTTCTTCCACGTTTTTCAAAATATGTATTTTTGGTTGAAGCAAAAATATTTTCTTTTATTATTTTTTCTTTACTTAATTCAAATAAAATACCTACACTATCTCTTTTTAAATAAGGGGTAAGCCAACTGGTTCCCATAATATATAAGAAAAAAGTTTCTTTCTTTTTATCCATTATAGTTATTTTATTTAAAAGCTGTCTGCAATAATTTATATCTTCCAAGTTAATATTATTAGACAATGTTTTTAAAATTAATTCATAAAAACATTGTGCTATGTTAATAATTTCTTTTTTCTCTTTTGATGAAATTTCATTAAAATAATCTTTATAAAAATTTTTATAATTTAAATTATAAGAAATAATATGAACTGCTTTCATATTATCAATTTCAAATAAATGATAATATAATTTAATATTTAATTTTTTACATATTTTATTATAATGTTCTAATAAAATTTTATTACTATAATAATCATCTTGTAAAAAATAATCTTTATTATAATTTTTATATTCAAATTTTAATAAAGATTTTTCTGGAAATTGATTACAGTTTGAAAATCTAGTGTGAAATTCTATTAAGGTTTCTTCGTATAAAGTATTACTAGGAGTTTGCGGTTTTACAGAAGAAAAACTATAATCGGCTCTATTTTGATATAATTCAGTTAAACTTCTTTCTATTGCAATCTGTATTGTTGGAGCAGAAGAAAAATTAATTAAAAAATTATAAGTATTTGAATTAAATAAAATTACAATACAAACAGGTACCTCATAATTATATGATAAATCAACAATTTTAACTTTACTATTAGTGTTTTTTTCAATTTCTTCAATAATTTTTAAATTTTTATCATTAATATCTTCTCTTTTTATATAGAATAAAGTTTTTGGCGGATTTTTAAAAAATTGTTCTTGTACATAATGTTCAAATATTTCAGAAATTCCTTGAACTAAAGCCTCTTCTAAACTATTTCCAGCAGCCATTCCACAACTACCTAATATTTTTTGTTCTAATCTTGGATCGGTATAATAAATATCATTTTTATCAAAACAATTTTTATATGGTATTTCTATAATTTGATTATTACAAAATACATTTAAAAAATTATTTAAATTATTATCATTATCAAAGTATGATAATAATTTATTATATAAATATTTATTATTATTAAGAGAGTTTGTTATTTTTTCTTCTTTAGAAATAAAATAATTATTTTTTATTTTATTTTGTTTTAAAACAAAAAAACTAGACAAAGGATGTAAATATAATAGACTTTTATTATTAAAACGCTCAAACATTTCGGCGTATCCAGAAGCTAAAGCTAATTCTTTGTTAACTCCTTTGCCGCAAGTTTGTAAAATAATATTATTATTAGAAAATAAAACAACAAAACAGCTCCAAGTATTACTTTCTTTATTTTGTTCAATTAATTTTTCTTTTATAATTAAATTTTTTGAATTAAAAAATTTTTTTATATTTTCTATAGTTTGTAAAGGTGAATTATCTTTATATTTATCTTCAAAAGTTTTCATAAATTACTTTCCTTTATTAATTTTAATTTTAGTTAAATTATTTATTAAAGTATTAGCATCATATTGATTTAAACCATTAATAAGATAAGAGCTATATTCTGGTTTAAAAAAATATTTAGCGTAATTCAAAGATACTTCTAAAGGTGATAAAGTTCTACCTTCAATTTTGAAATTAGTAAAACCTGCTTTGTAATATTTTTCATAAATATCTTTACGAGATAAATTATTTCCTTTTTCTAAAATAGGATCTAAAGTATTTGTAAAAATTTCACAAGTAGAAAGTGGATATTCTTTCCCGTAATTTAAAGAATAAATACTGTTTAATTTGTAATGAATTTTTCTTGTTTTACATCCTGAAGGGCAAATAGCATTAATTAAAAATTCAGTTTTTGGTTTATATTCTTCTGGAATAGAATTTAAAAAAGTCCAATTTTTATTTAAATTATAATCTAAACAAACCATAGAATATTTGTCATCTTTAATTTCTTCTAATGCTTTTTCTGGATTTACAATATTTTTAGTGGTAGAAGAAATAAATTTATATTGAGGATATTCTGTTTTTATATAATCGTATAAAAGTGGAGAAGAAATTACTATTTCGTTTAAATCATTTTGACAAATTGTTAAAATCAAATTATTAAATCTATCATAGCAATCCTCTTCGGTAATTTGATTATTTGTAAAAACAAATCTCATAGGCACTTTAAATTGTTCATTATATATTTTTTGTAAAAATTCAATATCTTCTTTTGAGGCTTGTTTATAACTTTGAAAAATTCTTCCTCCATCCCAAATATTAAATTGAAAACTACCAAAAACTGCTCCAATTTTTGTATTTTCCGCAAATAATTCAGGTGCTGTTTGCATAGCAGTTAATAAATTAATATTTAATTTATTTAATTCATACATACCTGGAATAATAAAATTTACCATTGTTTTAAATACACCTCTTTTAATACAGAATCATCATTTTCTTTTTTTAAATTTAAAAGTAAATATAAATTATATATTTCTAATGGAATTTTATTTAATGGTGCATCTAAAATAAATTTAGTATATCCCATTTTTTTATAATGTTCTATTTCTTCTTTAATAGTTACATTATGATATAATGAATTTGTATAAATACAATTTTCTAATTTACTATTTTCTGAAAAAGAATATTGTAAGTCATTTTCTTTTTTTAAACACTCTTTATAAAATTGACAATTTTCTTTACAGCTATTACCAATTTTAATATAGATTTTTGTTTTATTTTTGACTGATGAAAAATTAAAATTTTCATCAGTCAATTTTTTATCTAAAATAATATAACTAATTTCATTTTGTTCTACCATAATATCAATAATTTCATTTGTAAAAGGAAAAATTAATCCAGCATTTTCAGAAAAAATATAATCATAATAAGGATATTCTTTTTTTAATAAATTCATAATATTTAAATCAGAACAAGAAATTTTATTTGCTCCATTATTTAATTCCCTTAAAATCATATTCATCTTTTTATCTTTTAAATCTTGTTCAGATAAATTAATATTAGCAATATCTAATATTAATGGAAAATTAGAACAATTATTAAATTCTTTTAAATCTTTTTCTAAAAAAATATTTTTATTATTAAAATTAGAATTTTTATTACTATGCCAATAAGACCAAGGAAGATTTCCATATAAATGTGAAAATTTTATTTCTGTAAAAAAATAATTTTCTTTCGCCAAATCTTTTAATTTTTTATAAAAATTTATATTATTTGAAATAAAAGGTAAAACAATTTCTATCATATTAATTTACTCCTATAACCTTATTACTGTGTTCATTAATAAAAATATTTAATAATTCATTATAATTATTATCATTACTAATAATAGTTTCTTCATTAATATTAGTTAATATTCTATAAGCCATTTCTTTTTCAATATTATTAGAACTATTACAATAAATATAAATAACTTTTTTTAAATCGTCTACTTCTATAATATTTTTTCTGTTTAAGGCAGAAAAAATATTAATTAAATATAATTCAATTTTTTCTAATTTTTTTTTCATATTTTTGATTTTCCTTAAAAATAAAATAATTATTTATTTTTTCAGCTAAAACCGGTGAATAATTATCAAATTCAGGATTTAAAATTATATCTAAAACTCCCAAATCTTTATATTTATTTAATAAAAAATCCCAATGCGCTTTAAATAAAGCGCAAACAGAAGGAATAGTGGCAAAAACTTCACCAGTTACTTCATACTGAGCTCCCATACATCCCTATGAGCACAAGCCTTTAATTTCACAAGTTACGCAAGAAGGTCTAAAAAATCTATTACTTTCAATAATATTAAGATATCCTCCTAAATTATTTAAAGCTTCTACACCAATAATTTTATTATTTTTAGAAACAAATCTTCCGCCTGATAAATGAGGATAAGCTAATCTATGACAAGGAACAAGCTCTAAGTTTTGACAATTGATTACTAAAGTATTAGAACTACAACAATTAATAGTATTTTTTTCTTTAACATAATGTCTTAAAGATATTAAATCAGCAGCAGGTGTTTTTAATAAACAATCTTCATTTTGCCCTTGCGTTAAATGCTTAGCAAAATTATAAATATTTCCATCAAATAATTCTAATCTAAAATCAACCATATATTCTAATAATTCTATATATTTTTTAATAGATTCTTCAGTCCATCCATCATTTCGGACTGCTAAAAACATTGGACTCCATATAATATCAATATCAAAATGTTTGTTTACATTTTCAATCCACCATTCATAATTTTTAATATAATTATTTATACTTTCATAGCTAACCATTGGATGTAAACCAAAACCATATTTTGCACAAAAAGCTAAGGTTTTATCAAACCATTCTTGATCTAATTTTGTATGTTCTCGGATATCTTGAGCATAAAATCCATCTGTAGAATAAGAAATTAATAAAATACAATTAATTGCTAAAAATTTATTATAATAATCTTCAAATTTCTTTTCTTTTTCAGGTTCTCTTAAAAAAGAAAGGTTACAAGGAGTCATGATATGAATTTTTTTATTTAATATTCCTTTTTTATATAAAAGAGAATAATATTTATAAAAAATATCTAAAATATCAAAATAAATATTATCATAAAAAAGATCCCCTGCAAATAAGTCCCAACTAGAAATATAAATATTTTGTTTAATTAATATAAAATCTAAAAGCTATTCTATATTATTTAGTAATTCTTTATTACCAATTCTATTTGGATAAATTTCTTTGCCATGTTGAATTAAATAACAATAACTACATTTTTGATTACAATCGGGACGAATTATTAATTCTATTTTATGCATATCAAAATTTTTATTATGAAAAAATTTTTTATTTAAATAATTATTTAATAATAAATTATTTTCTTTTTCTCTATTTTTTTCATTCATCCGTTATTATTCCCCTCTGAAACAATATAATCTTCAACAATACTAATAAAACCATTGCAATATAATTTAATTAATTCTACGCTTCTACCATAAATACTTCCTGTTTCAATAATATCATTATGAGCACATTTCTAAATTCCTGCGCAAATAAAAGCATGTCTTAACAATTTCTTTTTATTAGTTTTATATACAGGTTCTATTAAATTACTATCACTTAACCAAAGCATTAAATTTAAACAGTTAGTAAATTTAATACCAAATGCCGATAAATTATATTCTTTATAAAAGTTAAAATAATTTTCTATTTCCTTTTGAGAAGCGGTTAAAATATTAATATATCTATTATGTTTTACTAAATTATGAAAAAAAGGATCTGAATCATCCACATAATTGATAAAGTCTTCTTCTCTGCGTTTAAACATAGCTGTTTGACAAAATACCATTTCTCCATTATAAGCCATTTTTAATGAACTAATTTGATTTCCACATCCACAGCCACGAGATAAATTATTAAAAAAATTAATTTTATCTTTTTGATTACAATTTAAATTAGAAATTATTAATATTAAATCATCTAAAGTTAAATTTTCATTTTTTAAAGTGATATTTGGTTTAAATAAATTTTTTATCATTCCAAAAAGATTATCTTTACCTTTTCCTATATTAGAATAATAAATAAAATTATATAAATCTATTCCATCTTGCTAAGTTGCTTTAATTGGCATTTCCAAAGAGGGATAACAAAGATCAGCAAAAAATACATTTTTATTTAAATTTAAATTTTTTAATTTTTTAGCAAAATTATTCAATTCTTCCCAATAAGAATCTATTTCTTCTAAAGTTTTTAAAGAGGTAAAAACATTTTGTCCTAAAACATTATGCAAATGAAAATCTACTTTTACTTTTTGTAATTTTATTTTATTTAATTCTTTTATTAAATTTTCAATATTATTTAGTATTATGTCTACTTCTATTCCTCTATTTTCTTTGGTATACTAAGAGCCATCAATACTAAATTGAACAGAAAAATTAAATTCTTTATCAATAACATTATCTATAATATTAATAGCATCTAAAATTTTGTGTATATTACTAACTCCATTAGTAGAAAATATAGAACCCTTTAAATTTGGAAAATTCTAATATAAATAATCAAAGTTTTTAAAAAAACTTTCTAAATTTATAGTTGGTTCTTGACCCCATAATTCTACTGTAGTAATTGTTTTAGGATCTATTTTTAATTTCTATAAAGCTTTCAAATAATTATTAATATAAGTTTTATCCTCTAAAGCCTATGTAATTTTTTTATGTTCTTCTAGGTAAAAAGTAGAAGAATTAATATTATTTTTTGTTCTTTCTATATAACAATATTTACAATTTAAATTACAAGCTTCAGAAGTCATAAAAATTATACTTCTCGGATTTAAATTCACCTTTTTCTCTCCCTTTAAAATTAAAGTACCATACTAAAGTCAGAAGTGCATCCGCCAAAAGTTGAACAAGTCCAATTTCCCGCGCTACAACCTGTATCAAAACTTGGACAATATGAATCCGCATCTCTGTCACTAAAATCATTATTATCGCCAAAATTTCCAAAATCGCCAAAATTTCCAAAATTAGCATGATCTACACAAATATTAAATACTGTATCTAAAGTAGTATTCATAGTGTTAAACGGATCGGCTTTTAAAAGGTTTCCAGCAACCGGATTTGTTAAATTAAATACGGCACTTACATTTGAAGTTCCTACAAATGAATTAGCGCTTAAAGCAAAAATAAAACTTTTTAAATCAGTCATTACTTTTGGTTTTACGACTCCTGGATTGGAAGGAGCAGTAGTTTTAGTAATATTAAATTTTGTTTGACAATTATTTAATTTTGTATAAATAGCCTAAATATCTGACCAAGCTACTTTATTACCTGTTGAAAGAGCCATATATTATACCTCCCCAAAAGTAGCAGTTAAACCAGCAGACATTATATTCAATATTTGTCCAAAATTTTCATTATATAATATATTTTTAATATTAAATAATTTTTTAGAAGTATTAGAAAAAAGTTCTATATATTCAGGCCCTTTATTTTCTTCTTCTTCTTCAGGTTTTAAAAAGAAAAAATTAATTTCAACAATTTCTTTTGATTTTATAGACTTGAAAAAATTATAAAATTCTTCATTTTTTTCCAAATAATCATAAGTAATTTTTAAGATACCATCTCCCGTAGAAGTTGATTCATTATAAGTAAAACTAGAACTTTCACATTGCTATGAAATAAATATATATTCATTTCCTTCAATATCTTTAATTACTAATTTTTTATTATCCATAATTTTTTTTCCTCCATTTAATATATTAATATTATATCATATTTTTTTTCTTTTGTCAAGAAAAAAACTTTAAAAAAAAATAGGGAAACTAATAATAAAATTAGCTTCCCTACATGTATAAATAACTTCTGTAAAGAAGAAAATTAATATTAACTTTCCCCTTCAATGCATAGTAAAAATTAAAATACTTTTTTGAAAAAATTTTGTCCAAAAGTGTAAAAATTTTTTAATTATTTTATCCTAATCCAAATTCTGCCGTTTACCACTACTTCACCAGTTCCCCAAGTTTCATAATCGGGTATTTCACTAACAGTTCCTATAATACGTTCAGGATATTCTCTAATTTCTTCTCGTGTCATTAAAGATACGGTGCCGTTAGGGCCAGAACAAACCGCTGCACCAAGAGGATAAGAATTTCTATCTTCATTTGGATATGCCAATACACGTCCTGAAGTAGCGATTGGTGTTTTACATTCATCTGTTTCTCCAATAGCAAAACCAAAAGTATCTGATATTACTTCTGCTCCTGGCTAAAGTCGCTCAGTAGATAACTTCATTTCTCCGCTCTCATGTTCTATCACAACCCGACCGGGTTCAACTATTTCGGCATTTCTATATTCTGCATAGTCGTTCCAAACAGCCCCATACAAAGGAACGTGCACGGTTATTTTATTAGAAGCAATTGTTTGAGCTAAAGTGTAAGAAGAAGCGTCGTTGGCACATTCTACATATTGTAAAATGGATCCGTCACAAGTCATATATATATGTTCGGTATCTGCTAAACCAAGCGTAGAGCACATACTTTTTCCACATTCGCCTGCGGTAAGTTGTAAAGAGCCCGAATGTGAACCTATCATAACGCATCCATTGTTTAAATTACTTGTATTTCCAGTACCTACGAGACTAATAATATCGGTGCCATAATAATTACCTGCTCCATTTTGATAAGAACCATAAAATATTGGTAAAACAGTACCTTTAGCGGGTTTTACATCATCTCTAATAGCCTAAAATTGAGTTCTTGCCCTAACATATGGCGCAATAAAACCGCAAGTGCTTTCACTAGAAACTAATGCTAAAGTAGTTCCCCATCCGACGTTATTATTATCACTATACATTAAAGCTAAAGGCTATCCAGAAGTTGTAGAATCTTCATAATTAAATATAATCTGAGGATTTGGATCGCCCCAAGTTAATCTTCCAGGAACTTTCATATGAGTGGCAGTATTACCATAAGTAGGACCATAAACTATTAGAGCGCTACGAGTTCCGGCCGTAGTTCCAGAAGTAACTGATTCTTTACGGGTAGAAAGAATATTATTAATGGTTAAATTACCATCAACTACTCCTCCTGCTGAAGTAATTACTCTATAAGAAGTGGCTGATGTGTCATCTATTTTTCTTAAAGGGAAAAAATATAAAACGCCATTTTGAGCATATAAAGTATCAAATGTATCAGTACCCGCCCTAAACTAAATCCCTTCTGTTGGAGTATCACAAATATCAGCAAAATAAATACTATTAGCATTAATTATATCAGAATTCTGTAAATCTATAGAATATTTTCTATCTCCTTCATAAAATCTACTTCCAGGAAGATTTAATATACCAGTTAGCGTGCCGCCAGATATTGGAAGGGCAAAACTACCTATATTACCACTATGTATTAAAGTATATTTATTTCTATTTTTATCAATAAAAGTAATTTCATCTGAATTTGTATATGTATTAGGATTTAATTCAGTATTCTATAATTCAAGTCCAATACTACCGCTTCCGCCCGCTCCGAATCCTACATTCCATTCAATATTATCTATAAGGCGTTTTTTAATTATAGAATTAAATCCATTAGTATTATGAAAATGTAAAATTCCAGTCATTATATCACCGGTATCTTTAACTCTCGCCTCTATATCGGTTTTAATTTGAGGTTGACTCATTTTTCAATTTCACCTCTTTTTTATATTTTTTTAATTAATTTAAAAAAATAGAACGCTTTCTATTAATAAAAAATAGGGAGAATGAAATAAAATTCATCCTCCCTAAAAATTTTTTATATTTATACCTACATCGCTTTTTTCCAGCCTTTTGGTTCGGCATTGCGAATATATTGAGTATACATTTCGCCATCGTGGTCAAACATTAAAATCCAACCATACCAGTTAGTATCAGAACGATATGTATCTATGCAGCAAATACCACGGCAAGAAGAATTTTTATCTACTACTTCCTGCGGTTGACCAGGTGATCCTTTTTCAACATGGAAATTATACATTCCTTTGCCTTTTTCAAGCATCGCTTCAATTAAAGCTTTGCCGTCAGATGAATCAACCATCAAACCGAACATATGTTCGCTTCCGTAATCTTCTTCCATATGAGTAGCGGATTTAATTGCCGCATCCACATATTCCTCACTAGCTAAGCCTTCTACGGAAGGAATTTCTTCTTTTTTAGCATAAGGCCCTAAATCAATTTCAGGTACTTCTGGAATTTCAATAGAAGCAACTTTTTCATCTACATATTCTTCAGTAGCGTAGCCTGTAAGGTCGGTTTCACCTGTAGCGGTAGCCTGAGCCTATTTAACCCACTCACCAGTGCTCATCATTTTGTACTCACAAGCGTCTTTTATTACAAAACACTCAGCGCCCATTTCAGCGGAAATTGCTTTGAGGTCTTCTTTTGTATCAGCAAGAAAATATAAAGGATTAAGTTTCTTAATCATTTGCTTTTCTCTCCTTTCATCATTTAATCATATTATTTAAAAAATAATTCAAGAGAATTAAATGATTTTGGTTAAAAAAATTCTAAATGCCGTTTTAGTTTCGGTCGGCGGTATCTGGGTATTGTGAACGGCCGAAGGAAAAACGGCAATAAAAAAAGAGATAGATTTTTCTATCTCTTGGAAGAAATTATTTAATTATAAATCATATTATAATCTAAAATGGCCGGCTTCAACATTAAAGCCAAAAAATCATCTTTCCATTCGGGTTTTATAAAATGATTTGCATAATCAATACTTATTGGAAATAAAGCTTGTCTTCCTGATAATTTAAAATTTGTAAATCCCAATGGCTCATAGATTTCTTTTATTTCTTTTCTAGAAAGACAAGTAGAAGATTCTCGTTCTGTTTTATACTTAAATTTTTTTCTTTTTTTATATTCACAATCTAAATTTATTTCTTCTTTATTATCTTTTAACATTTGAATTTTTGAAATATCTTCATAATGTGTATATACTCTTTCACATGGCGTTTTACAAATTTCATTTACTAAAATTTCAATTTTATTTTTATTTTTAATAGATTTTAAAAATTCTAAATCATTATTTTTTTCTCTTTTTAAAACAGACATAAAATATTTATCACTATCATCATAATAAATATTTTCAGTAGCTAAAATGCTTCTTACTATAGGATATTCTGGATAAGTTTTTCTAATATAATTTTCTAATGTAGGAGAAGAAACTATAACCTAATTAAAACCATTATTTAAATTTTCCATTATATAATTTGAATATCTATCATAGCATTCTTTTTCAGTAATTAAAGAATTGGTCATGGTAAGACGCAAAGGAATTCCAAATTGATTAAATGAATTCATTATTTTTTTTTGTTCTTTAGAAAAAATGAGTTTTCCAAAAGTATTCATTCCTCCATTCCATAAACAATTTGGAAAATTATCAAAAATCGCTCCAATTCTTATATCTTCATAAAACATTTGAGGTTCTTTTTGCATAAGTGTAAGTAAAGTCATATTTACATTATAATGACAATAAAAACCAGGAATATAATAATTAATCAATTTTTATTCTCCTTTTATAAAAGGGTATATGAAATTAATCATATACCCCTTTTATTAATTATTTAATTACAGCGTATCTTTCACTATCTAATACCTCATACATCAGATCTGCCGCGGTTTTACCACTCATAATCTGCTGGAAGATAGAAGGACTCATACCGCTTACGAAGGAGATACCGTCTTGGACTTTCATTGGGATATTATTCTGTCTAGCATTTACGTTCCAAAATACCAGATTTGGCATCTTATAACCTGCGGCATTCCATTTCTGTTCAATGGATTCCATTAAGGTTTTTTTGTTGTTAATACGATTTCCTCTGTACCAATAATCATCGCTGCTAGCATTCCCCATAGTAGCGCAAGCATCAAACTCCATGTCACTGATAATAATCAGATTCTGTGGGATGTCTTCTTGACCACATTTATTTTTAATCGCTGTATTCAGCATTAAATCAAACGCAGCCTCAATGTTAGTGCTTCCGCCCCAATCTGCCTGAGACATTCTAACTACTTTATCGCAGAAATCTACACCCTGTACTTCTACAAAAGTTGGATTAGAGCTAAAAGTAATAAAATGATTAGCGAAAGGACCATTTGCCTTTTCGGCACAATATAAGCCAAGAGAAATGGCTACGTTGATTGGCGCCGAAGCAATGCCGTCCCACATACTGCCAGAAGTATCTACGATTGCCATGCCATTGAAGGTTGCTTCATTGAAGTAGTTTTCTAAATTAGCCCAGTATTTATTTACTGCTAATCTATTAACATCATCCAATGGAACGCTATAGCTACGACCCCACCAGCCATTCATCGCTTTGAAGGCTTTATCTACACATTCATAAGGATATAATACTTTAGCGTTTACCTTAGTATTTTCATCTTTGATAAATGCTTCATAAGTCTGTGCTTCTGGATTTGCTTTTAATCTTTCAATGTCATGACGAGCAAAAGCATTTTTATAAATTAAGCCGGCACGAGAAGGGATTTTATCGAACTCGATTTCGTCCCATCTATTTTCAGACATTAATTTTTCTACAATATTAATTCTGGTACGCAATACAGATAATGTTTTACGATACTGCTTAGAAGTCATACCGAAAGCCTTGCGAGTGCGAGTCGCCAAAGCGCGGGAATCGGCAGAACTGGTATTTTCAGATTTCAGCCATTTCGCCAAAAGAGAAGGAGTTTTGGACTGAACATCTAATGCCAACTGCCGTTTCAGGAATGCGAACATTTCTGCTTCTAATGGAGTATCTACTAAGCAGTAAAGGTCATCCCATCTGCCATATACGGCAAAATGTTCCATATTACGACGAACTGCTTCTGTTTCAGTTTTTGCTAAATATCTTACTACGGTGCGGAAGAAGCGTCTTTCACCCTGACCGCCACGCACATCACGAATATAAAATAAGCATTTTAAAGCATATACTAGATCTTCTTTATAAGCCTTCTGGAACATTAAAATGCAATCTTCTACGCTACGATTACGCATTGCGGCACCCATAGCAAATAAATCTAACAAATCAGAGTTTGTTGTTTTATGGGTTAATGCCCCATTTTCAGTATAGGTGAAATTTGTTTCTTCTTTTAATCCGTTTAAAAATGTATTCATAATTAATCTCCTTTTTCTCTTGGTCTTTATCAAGACTGTAATTTGATTTTTTTTACTTAACTAATTCAATACTTTCTTTAGGGAGGCAAATTCGATATGGATATTTGCCCTCAATAGGATAAAACATCACATTTTCTTTAACCTTTGGGTTTACTGTAATTGTTCCAATTCTACCTACATATTCAGGATAATGTTTACAATCAATAATCTTATACATTTCCATATCAAATATTCCTCCTTTAACTTTATAATTTATTATAACATTTTTTTTTTTTTTTTTCAAATAAGATTATAAATGTCTCTGTGTATGACATTCTTTACATAACATAACACCATTTTCTAATTCAGTAATACCACCATTATACCATGGAGTAATATGATGGGCTTCCATATCGGCTTTTAAATAATGTTTACCACAGTCAGGACAAATACCTTTCTGACGATTATATAATGTTGTACGCTGAGCGTCATTAAACTGACGATGTTTTAATAATTTTTCATTTTCAGTAATACAATATTCAATAATTTTTGCCGCAGACACATCTAACTCTTTTGCCGCTTTATATTCCATTAATCTGTCATAATTTTCAGCGATTGTATCTGGGTCTAAATCTGCATCACTATAATTGTTATATAATTCGCCCCAATTTACTGTTTTCATAGCTTTATCATAAGTACCCGGGAAAATTTCTTTTATCCATTCAATTACTTCATTAAAATAATTCCATAAATCAGAAGCGTCAGCGTCTTCAATGTGTTCTTCCATATACTGACAAATTGCTTCTTCATCTTTGCTGCCGATTTTCCAACTAATTACCTGTTCTAAAATTTCCTGTCTATTGGCATTTTTATTTGTATATTCGCCGCCAACCCGTTCGGCAGGACATTTAGCAGTAGAATTGGCATTTGCTTTACTAAAATACTTTTTAGCATCAGTCAACCAAGCACTTACAAAACTAGCATTTCTTAATTCTTGTGGATATAATTCCTCACCCGCAATGTTAATAGTACGGAACCATTCCATTTGCTCAGCTTTTGTACCTTTACAGATATATACTTCTAATTCATAATTCATAAATTTTTCTAATAAATCTGGGTCAACGCGTTTTAATGTATGAATATAGGTTTTGGTGTTATCTTTAAACCAAGGAGCATTAAAACTAGTAATACCATCAACAAAATTACATAAACTAATTGTGCGCTGCTGACCGTCAAGGCAATCATAAGTGCCGTCACCATTATCTACCCAATACATAATGTTTAATGGGAAGCCTTTTAAGGCGGTATCAACAACAGCGTTTGCCTGTTTTGTATCATATACAAATGAACGCTGAAAAGCAGGTCTTACACATAATTTACCGCCATAAGCATATACACCTTGTTCAATATCAGTTTCAGTTTCATTTATATAACCTTCGCACAAATCTTTAATTTTAATAGCAGTTTTTTTAATTTCCATAGTTTTAATCTCCTTTAGCACTTTATAATTTAATTAACTTTAGCTTTTATAAGATTTTATTATTTATTATTTATTTTTTTTTAATAAAAAGTCGTTTATATTTAGAAATACCTTCAACCACACAGCCATAAGGTTCATTATCTAAATGATAACCCTTTGGTGCAAAATCTTTTCCTTCGGTATTACCTACGATTTCAAATTGATTAGGATTATATTTTCCTTGAAAAATAGAAATTGGTACAGCCATACAACCTTCATAGTTTTTAGGGATATTTACTACTTTATCAATATAAATTGCATCATAATAATCACATTTAGGATAATTTTCTTCTTTATATTCTTTAGTTAAAACTAAAAAATCAGTTGTATTTTTATTTGGCATATTTGTATACCAAAATACATTGCCAAATTTTTGACTTTTTTTATCAGGTGTTAAAAATTCTTTTACATTATTATAACCAGACCACATTTTTCCTTCTTGAATTAATGGAAAAATTTCTTTATAAGTTGTAGCATTTAAAGGACCAATAACTAAAAAATATTTTTCATATTTTGCTATTAAAGGTAAAAATTCTTTAAATAAACTAAAAGGAGGATTTGTGCAAACAATATCGCATTCCTTTAAAATTTCAATACATTCAGAACTTCTAAAATCCCCATCGCCTTCTAAATCTTCTTGAAGAGCATCGGCGTCATCAATATAACCATCGCCTGTAGTATCATCTTCAATCCAAATTTTATAGGCTTTACCATTTTCATCATAGTGTGTAGCAATTAATTTTTTCAAACCAAAAGCATCGAAATTATTTACAAAGAAAGACCAGAATTCACTTTTCTTTTCTGCTGGATCGTCACATGGAAGATATACAATTTTATCTTTAAATTGTTTTCGATATTTCATTACTTCAGCTTCAATATCTTCATATTTTGTATAAAATTCATCATTTTTTGCTTTTTTTGCCGCCGCTAAGTTAGTATTATCACAACCATTTTTTTGTTCAGCCAGTGCGGCATCTAATAATTCATCTAAATCGGCAATTGCTTCATACTGAACTGGACTACCGCCCAATTTATTAATATAACCATTATTGGCAACTCCATTTAATGTCGCTGCTACAATTTTTTCACCACATGCGTCACTTAAATCTTTCGCACTAAAACTTCCTTTTGGGAAAAACTCTTGAATATATTTTAATGCTACTTGACCTTTTTCTGTTAATGCCATAAATATCAATCCCTTTCTTTTTATTTATTTCTCAACCTTATAATAATATTATAACATAAAAAATAAAAAATGTCAAATAAATCTTTTATTTGACTTCACGAATCTTAATCTCATAATCTTTTTCTAAAAACTTGGTAATTTCTTCTTCACTTTCATAAAAGTCACAAGTTATCTCGCCTTTATCTAAATCGGCAATTTTATATTTATTAGAAAGTTTATCTAAAAATGAAACAAAAGTATAAACTCTTTTACTTTTTTTATTAACACAAGTATATTTAATCATCTAAAACCTCCGCAGTATTTTTTAACCATTTTTCTGCTTCTGGAACTGTATCAAATATTAAATTTAAAATTCTTCCAGTATTTAAATTAATAAATTGAAATTTAAAATCTACATTATATCCCAAAAGAAGATTAGATATTTTATCTTCATACTTAAATCTAACTTTGTATTTATTTGGATTTTCAGTCATTAATACCACTTCTTTTCTTTTTTGATTTTTGTTCCGCAATTGCGCTTTTTAGTACCTTACACCCTCGGCATCCCGAACGGTTTTGACACCACCAACAATTATCATTTTGTCCCCAATAATAGCGAGGGGGCTGCGGAGTGGGCTTTCTTCTTTTTTGTTTTCTTCCTGAAAATTTATTATCCATTTCTTTATCCCCGCCGACCGGTTTAGGCTGGAACGGCATAAAAAAAAATGGTATATAACCAATATTCGGTTATATACCTTACTCGGCACTAATACTTTTTGGAGCGATTTCTTAATAAATTTATCTTCTATTTATATTTAAAATCAAATAAGTATTTTTGCTGTTTGTGCCATTTTACTTTTGATTAGTTAATATTATTTATATTCTTTTTTAATTTCGAGAGCCAAAAGAATATATTTATTAACTAAAGCGCTTACTATTTTCATTAATATTTGTAAAAGAATTAAAATAAAGTTTGCTGTAAGGCTCTCATTATG